ATTCTTCTACTGATAGACGTCTTGAAGTACTTACAATTCATGATGCTGAATTAGCAGAAGAATCATTAAAGATGCTTATGGGGAAAGATGTCGATGAAAGACGAGATTTCTTATTTGAAAATGTTGATTTTAGTAAATTAAATGGGTGATACTATGCCACAGAATATAATTGATATGACCGGTTGGATTATGAAAGATCACGGTGTAGAACGTAGTAAATTAACAGTAATTAAGCGTAATTTAACATATGTAAAAGAACACAATCTTAAAAAAAATAGAGTATATTGGGATTGTATATGTGAATGCGGTAATTATTGTACAAGTGAAGGTCGTAGAATACGTAATGGTGAAACTTTATCATGTGGATGTTTACATAAAAATCCTTGGAACAAAAGAGATTTAACAGGACAAATTTTTGGATGGCTAACTGTGTTAGGCGACTCTGGAGAACGTGTTCCTAATAAATATGAAATCCTATGGAATTGTAAATGTAAATGTGGTACAATTAAAAAAATTCGTACAACAAGTTTGACTAGTGGTAAAACGTTAAGCTGCGGTTGTATGAATTCACAAGGAGAATATTATATAGCAAAAATATTATCTGAAAATAATATTTCATTTGAAAAGAATAAAACATTCAATTTATGTAGAGGAAAAAGTGGATTCTGTCTACCATTTGACTTTTATATAAATAATAATTTCTTATTAGAATTTGATGGAAAACAACACTATTATGATGATAAATATATACGACAATCATTAGAAGAAATTCAGTATAATGATAATCTTAAAAATAATTTTGCTATACAAAATAATATTCCAATTAAAAGAATTCCATATTGGAAATTAAATTCTCTTAATTTGGAAGATATTATGTCAGATAAATGGCTATTAAAAAATTGACAAATAATGAAAATTATTATATAATATAAGAAAGGAGTTGAGAATATGTTAAAAGAAGTTGATTTTCAATCTACAATAGAAAACGCCTTTCTTACCTATGGCGCATCAGTTGCACAGGAACGTTCTATTCCTGATGTGCGTGACGGTTTAAAAATTGGTTTGCGTCAAGGTCTGTATGCACAATACTCCAATAAGATTACTCATAAAGATAAGTATCAGAAGGCACAGAAGTCTGTTGCAGCCGCAATGAATCAGTCATATGTGCATGGTGATGCTGCAATGTATGACACTCTTATTCGTGCGGCGCGCCCTTGGTCATATCGTTATCCATTAGAAGATGTACAAGGTAACTTTGGTAAACCGTCTTCTCCAGATAGCCATGCAGCGGCTCGTTATGTAGAAATGCGTTCTGGTGAATTGGCAGATTATTTCTTTGATGGGTTAAAGAAAAATGCTATTGGGGAACAATGGTATATGAATTACGATGATACTGAAAAGATTCCAGCAGTTTTTCCTTCAATCGGATTTTGGAATCTAATTAATGGTTGCTCTGGTATTGCAGTTGCAATGGCAACATCAGTTCCTCAATTTAACATTAAAGAAGTAAATGAAGCATTAATAAAAATTATTAAAGACCCAACTGTAAATTTTGATAAAATATATTGTGTTCCAGACTTTGCTTGTGGCGGTATCATTACTAACGCCGCAGAAGTAAAAGAAGCACTTCGTAATGGTAAAGGAAAAAGTATACGTTTACGTGCTAAGCTACAATATGATCCATCAAAGCATATGATTCAAGCAACTGAACTACCATATGGTGTGTTCACCGATACAATAATGAATCAGCTTAAAGAATTGACTACTGATAACCCGGATTACGGTATTATAAAAGCAACTGACTGGTCTAAAACTTATGCTGATATTCGTATTTATCTTGAAAAAGGTGAAAATCCAAATAAAATGATAGCAAAATTATATCATGATACCTCACTTGAAAATCATTTTGCTATTAATATGATTATGTTGGATCAAGGTAGATTCCCCAAAGTATTTGGATGGCGCGAAGCCTGTGACGCTTATATTGAACATATTCGTCAATGTAAGCGTAATATGGTTCAATTTGATCTTGATAAAGCACTCGCGCGCGAAAATATCATTGAAGGATTACTATTAGCAATAGCAAATATTGATGATATAGTTGCTATTATTAGAGGAAGTAATAATCCTAGTGATGCGGCGGCAGCATTAATGAAGAAGTACGGATTTAATAAAGAACAGGTTGAAGCAATTCTTGCTATGAAGCTATCTTCTTTATGCCGACTTGACGGTGTAAAATTAAATGAAGAGCTAGCAGAAAAAAGAAGGTTTATTGCTGACTGCCGATACCTATTATCTGAGCCTACTGCCCTTGATGAAAAGTTAATTGAAATTTTAGAAGAAGTAGCTAAACGTTTTGGTGACAACAGACGTACACAAATTACTAATGTACTTGGCGATGAAGAAGAACCTGAAGAAATAAAAGAACAGGATATTGCTGTTATTTATAATGGTAAAACTGTTAAGTTAGTAGAGAAAGAAAAAGCTTCTAGAATTGCTAAACAGGAAGTAATTTATACTACAAATATTGGTTCATTAACTTTAATCACTGATGCTGGAAAAATGTATAATACATCTTTAAGTAAAATAAAAATGAATAAAGAGTATAAATTAAATGAAGTATTTGAATTTGAAGGAGAACATCCGCGCCTACTAATTGATACATTATCATTTAATGCTTATAAATCTTTAACCTGTGTAACTCATAATGGATTAATTAAAAAGAGTTCAATTGCAGAATATACAGTCCGTTCTAAAAAAGGAGCGGCAATCATTAAACTTGAAGATGGAGATTCTTTAATCGCGGCAATACTTAGTAGTAATGATGAAGACAATATTATTATTGTTGGAAGTAATGATTACTACAATTGTTACCCATTGGGTGAAATTAATTATACAGGACGTACGACAAAAGGTGTGAAAGCAATTAAATTAGAGCAAGATGGTTTTGTAAAAGAAGCTAAACTAGTAGGCGATAATTCATATAAAGTTACCGGACGCGCGGTAAAAGGAGTAAAAAATGGATAATAAATATGTAACTCTATTTAAAGAGTTGGCACAGAGTGCTGCAGCTTCTGCAGAAGCGGTTATGGATTATGATCGTGAATTAAAGGACGAAGAAGGCTTAAAAACAGCTACACAGATGCGCGATGATTATCAAGATTTAGCCGATAAAATTAGCGCAGCCGGTAATGATTATGCATTAACAAGAAATGATGTTGCTAAATTAACTGTGGCCGCAATGGTTATGGTAAATCAGCTCCAAGATAGAATTACCTTTTATAAGCGTTCTATTACTGGTTACCAAACAGATTTAATTCCAAAACTACAGGAATTATTAGCATCAGAACTTACCGATGATGCCTTCAGTAATTTAGCAAATGAAAAATTTATACTTGAAAATAATAATTAAATATTTGACTATTTTTTGAAATTATATTATAATAATTACAGAAAGATGAGAAAAGCCCATGCGTGGGATTAAATAACTCAATTCAATTAAAATTTAATAAAATTTAAATTTAAGTAGAGTAACTTCTACTTAACATATTACATTTAAAAATAAAAGGAGAAATGAAATTATGACACAGAATTCAGAACGCGTACTAAACTTTCTAAAGGAACATTATGGACAGGAATTTTCTAAGAATGAAATTAAGGACGCTCTTGGTATCTCACTAAGCGCTGTTATTGGTAGTATTAATCCACTAGAGAAGAATGGTTATACTAAAATTACTCGTGAAGAGACAGTAATTCTCGAAGAAGCAACTGAAACTCGTAAGGCTAAGACTAAGGTTGTTAAGTATCATACTCTAACTGAAGCCGGTCTAACTTATGATCCAGTAGCCGAGGAAGCTAAGAAAGCAGCTGAAAAGGCCGCAAAGAAAGCTGAAAAGAAAGCCGCTAAGGAAAAGGTAGAAGAATAATTAAATAAAATTGAACAGAATCGAAGAATAATTAAGGAGAAAAAATATGAAGAATTTAACAAATCAAGCAGGAAATAAATTAAATCTAGCTGGTAAACTAATGGATGTGCAGTTTGGCGAAGGTAGAACTAAGGAAACTAATCAGCCATATAAGAACGCGCGAGTAACTATTCGTGTTACTCAGCCAGTAAACGGAAAGGAAGAAACAAGCGATATTCAGGTTAGCATGTTTGCTACTGAACTAACTTCTACCGGTAAGCCAAATCCAGCATGGAAGAGTATTAATGATCTAGCTCTAATGAAGACTGCACAGAATGTAGGTATTGATGCCGCATCTCGTGTACGTCTAACAGGTGCAACTCTACAGGAAAATTATTTTGTATCTCGCGGCCGTCTAATTGATAGCTGGCAGATCCGTGGTAGCTTTATTAATGAAGCTAAGGTAGCTGATGTTGCATCTTTTGTAACTGATATTGTTATTTTAAAGATGACAGAGGAAATCGTAAATGATGAACCAACTGGTCGTCTAATTGTACGTGGTGGTATTGTACAGTACGGTGGACGTCTTGACGTAATTGATTTTATTGTTGAAGCTCCAGATAGCGTTGAGTTTATTTCTCGTAACTGGGAAGTAAATGGTACTGTAACAGTAAAGGGACGTATCCGTGTGACATCTCAGGAAGAAACAGTTCAGGCTGCTACTTGGGGTGAGGACATTCCAGAAACTACCACTCGTTTTATTCGTGAATTGATCATTACTACTGGTGATAGCGCTTGCAAGGAAGAAGATTTTGCATATGATCCAGTAGAGATAAATAAAGCTTATCAGGAGCGTAAGGCTGCTATTGAACAGGCTCAGATTGATGCCGCAAAGCGCGCTCCTAAGCAGGGTACAAACAATATTTCAAGCGCAGAAGCTTCTGGACAGAAGTATGGATGGGAGTAAGGCGCAAGCCTTACCCCTTTCTTTATACAGAGGTGAGCTAAATGGCAGATATTGATATCTTTTCTCTTGAGCCTTCAAAGATTTCAAGAGACTTAAAGGGAAAATTTCTCTTAATTTATGGCCAACCAAAGACTGGTAAATCTACTTTTGGTAGTTAGTTACCTCGTGCTTTGTTCATGAATTTTGAACAAGGTACTAATGCATTAGCAGGTATTCGTGGAGTACCGATTCTTCGATGGACAGATGCAAAGAAGGTTCTAACTCAGCTTCGTAAACCACAAGCTAAAGAAATGTATGATAGCATAGTTGTAGATACAGCAACAATTGCTTGGCAGCTATGTGAAAAATATATTTGTCAGCGTGAGAATGTTGATAGTATTCGCGACGTACCATGGGGTCAGGGATGGAATATGTTGAAAAATGAATTCTCTGAATTTTGGCGCGAAATCACATTATTAGGATTTGGTATTTTATTTATTGCTCATAGTAAGGATAAGCCAACTGAAATGAGAAATGAAGATGGTGAAGCTATTACTGCAGTATGTCCAGATTTACCAAATCAATGTTATACAATTATTAATTCAATCGTAGATATTATTGGATATTTACAAGTTCAAATGAATCCAGATGGATCTTCTGAACGTTATTTATATACTCGTTCTACGCCAACAGTATTTGCTGGTAGCCGTTATCAATACTTAAAGCCAAAAATTCCATTTGGATATCAAGAATTAGTTGATGCAATTGGAGAAGCTATTGATAAAGCAGTAGAACTTGATGGCGCTCAAGTAACAGATCATACTGAAGTAGCGCAAGTTAAAGATCGTCCATTCGCAGAAGTTATGGCTGAAGCAAAAGAAATTTGGACTTCTTATCTCAATGTTGACAATGAAGAGCTTAAAGAACAGCGTTTTGCTATTATGAAAGATATTATAAAGAATGTGTTTGGTTCTGAAGAATTCAAATTAAGTCAAGCTGTTCCGTCTCAATCATCGTTAGTTGAGTTATTTATTGATGAAGTAAAACAACTTATGTAATGCTTAATTATAGGCAGAGAGGCCGCTCTCGATTTGAGAGCGTCCTCATTTTTTATTTGACTTTTTTCTAAAATTATGCTATACTTTATATAGAGAATAAAAGTATAGGGAGTGACCTAAATGAAGTTAACACGGCAATGTTATGGCTGCAAACAAGATATTCGTAAAGATGAAATGATTGAATATTCATCTATTACCGGAAAAACCAGTCATTGGTATTGTAAAGATTGTTATGAAGAAAGACTCGCACGTGAGCGCTTTCAAAATAAAGTATGCCAGATTTTTGGATTAAAAAATCCAGGGCCACTAATTTGGACGCAAAGAAAAAAATTGCGTGAAAAGTATGGTTATACAGATGATGCAATTGTAGATTGTCTTGACTATATCTATAATGTTAAACATGCAAAGAAATTAGTTGAATCTTTGGGATTAATTAATCAAAAGAATATGGAAGAAATGAAGAAATGGCGCATGAAGCAACAAGAAATGGGAGTCAGATTTGCCGCGTCAATAGAAAATACAAAGACTACAGAAGAACAGGTAGTCACAATTCTAGATAAAAAGAAAAAGAAAGAAGTAATAAATCTAGATGATGCACTTCTAGAGTAAGGAGGAATTATATGACGCTTTCCGACTCTCAGGCATATAGCCAGGTAATCGGTTGCTTAATGTATAAACCTCTATTATTTTTGGAATATCCAAACATACAATCGTATGATTTTGATTTTACACCTGCAAAAGTATGTCTTTTTGCAATTAAAAAATTATATGAGGCTGGCGCGACGGTATTGACTCCACTTGAAGTGGATCAAGAAATTGTACAAAGTGGCTCAGCAGCCTTACAAGCATATCAGTCTGAAAATGGACTTAACTTTTTAAAAGAGGCTTATGAGCACGCGCAATTAGGCAACTTTGAATTATATTATAAAAGATTAAAGAAATATTCTTTGTTAAGAAAATTACAAAAGGCACATTATGACATTAGTTATTATTATGTGCCAGAAAAAGATATTGTAGATCCAAGAGTGGAAGCACAATTAATTGATAGATTAGAAAAAGCAACACTTGAGGATATTTTAAATAATATTGAAAAAGATTATAGTGAAATTAGAAATGATTATCTTAATGGCGGTAAAACACAAGGAGACCCATCCGAAGGGTTAATGCAATTAGTTGAAGAGCTAAAGAATTCACCAAGCATTGGTGTGAGTTTGGAAGGTAAAATATTTAGTTCAGTTTGCCGCGGCGCGAGAAAAGGATGCTTTTATTTGAAATCTTCTTCTACGAGCGGTGGTAAATCTCGTACAAGTATTTTTGATGCATGTCATGTAGCTTATCCAAAAAGATGGTCGC